TTCACTTAAAGTAAACTTAGCAAGTTATTTAAACAACATGTCTTTAGGGTCAATACCAAAAGCTGGTACCACATTATTTGTTAAGTACAGAATTGGTGGCGGAAAAAGTTCAAACTTAGGGGTGAATGTTATTAATAGTGTGGATGAGGTTGAATTTAATGTAAACGGTCCAAATGGAACAGTTAATAGTCAAGTAGTTGGTTCATTAAGAGTGTCTAATGTAACTCCTGCAATCGGTGGTGCAGACCAACCAACAATAGAAGAAATTAGAAACATGGTTGCATATAATTTTGCGGCACAAAATAGAGCGGTAACCTTAAATGATTATAAATCGTTAATTGAGACAATGCCATCAACATTTGGAGCACCGGCTAAAGTTAATGTAATGGAGGAAGACAACAAAGTTAGAATTAAATTACTATCATATGATGATTTGGGTAATTTAACGGATACAGTTTCTAACACATTAAAGAATAATATTATAAATTATCTTTCTGAATATAGAATGATAAATGATTATATAGACATTGCAAGCGGTGAAGTTATAGATTTTGGTTTAGAAATCGATTTACATATTGATAAAAATGAAAACCCGACCGATATTGTAAGAACAGTAATTCAAAATACAACAAGTTTCTTTGCTATTGAAAAAAGAAAAATGGGAGACCCGTTATTTGTTGGTGATTTAAAAAGAGAAATAGGTAATGTGGGTGGAGTAACTAACGTAATTGACGTTCGTGTTTATAATAAAATTGGTGGTCAATATTCCTCAACTGAAGTTGCACAATCATATAGTGATACTTTAACAAAAGAAATTTTACAATCAGATATGACCATTTTTATGAAATCAAATCAAATTTTTCAAATTAGGTTCCCAAATATCGATATAAAAGTGAGGACCAAAACATTAGGAACGACTACATATTAAAATGTTTTTAGTTTATAATAGTGGAAAATGGGATAGTTTCTATTTATTATAAGAACCATGCAGAAACATAGAATTTCAACAAATATAGGGAAGGACCAAAGAGTCACAGTCGAAATTAAACAAGATTACGACTTGCTTGAAATTTTGTCTTTAAAATTCAGTCAACAAGACGTCTATACATCACTTTGTGCTGATTATGGGGTTGTTTGCGGTAGGGTAACAGCAAATGACGGATTTGGTATTCCAAACGCTAAAGTATCGATTTTTGTACCCCAATTAACCATACATTCGGATGACCCCGTTATATCTGCATTATATCCATATACATCAATATCAGAGAAAGACGAAAATAACTACCGATATAATTTATTACCGGCAAGAAAACAACATGGTGGACACGTACCAACAGGTACATTCCCTGACCAAACTGAAATTTTAACAAGAGAAGAATACTTGGAGGTATATGAAAGTTATTACACGTATACTGTTAAGACTAATGAATCGGGTGATTTCATGATTTGGGGGGTACCATTAGGTCAACAAACAATAAATGTTGATATTGATTTATCTGATATTGGATGTTTTTCATTAAGACCCTACGATTTTATTAAAAAAGGAGTTGGTATTGACCAATTTGATAGATATTATAATTTTAAATCAGGTTCAGATGTTGATGGTTTACCACAAATTGTTAATTTTCAAAAAACTGTTGAAGTATACCCATTTTGGGGTAACATAGATTTATGTCAAATTGGTATTACAAGAACTGATTTTGACTTGTTAGATAAGGGAATTAAAATTGAACCAATATCATTGATTTTAGCTTCCACCATTACAGATGATAATGGGGATGCAATTAAAAGAAATGGAGTAATTAGACGTAAGTCTGGTTACAAATGTAATTTACAAACAACAGAAGGAAGAATTGAGGCGGTTAGATATACAGGTAAAAAGGTGTACGGTTCAGATAAAACCACATTATATCCCGAATTAGAATATTTTAATCCGAGTGAGTCTATTGATTCAGATGGGACGGCTATGGTCGTATTACCAATGAACATGGAGTATGTTTACACAAATGAATTTGGTGAACAAGAGATTACAAATGATATTAATAAAGGAATACCAACCACAACAGTTGCTCGTTTTAGATTTACCTTAGATGGTAATAACGATAAAACAGGTACCGCAAAATATTTGGTACCGCAAATTAGAGAATATAACAAAAATACTGACGGATCAACTGGATTAGGTGAGTATGACGAAGAGTTACTAACTACTTATCAATTTTCAAATGTTTTTGAAGATTATTTAAATATTGTTCCACCAGAAGGTGTTACAACCTCTTCAATGACAACGGCATTTAGTGAAGATAAAAGGGATTTGATGTTGGGTAAAAATAATGGTGGAGTACCTGAAGATGTTTTTTATAAATTTATTTTTGGTAAGGTATATACAGTTTCATCATTTCAAGGTTCACATTATGAAACATCAGGAGTTGAGAATTTTTTAGGATTATCAAGGAAAGATGCGTTCTTAGGTATTAAAGAAATTAGACCAAGTGTTGAAGATGATTGTGCGTCTAAAGCAAATTATTTCCCAACAAATTTTGGATTTAGAAATAGAATAAAATTTGGATTAATTATATCAGAAATATTATTGTTTTTACAATATATTTTTACAATAGCGTATATTTTTATTGTTGAAACATTGGCAGGCACATTGTGGTCTATTGCAAGATTTTTAGGACCTAAAAATTATACCTTTGCAAATCATCCATTTTATGATTTTGCGGTTAGATTAATGAAACTGTGTTATGATTTACAAGAATCGGGACAAACTGTTTTACCGTTAACAACATATCCCGATTGCGAAGAATGTACTTCCGACGTAGATACCGTTGACCCCTCAAATAATACAACATTTGTCATTGAAGAAGGATGTAAAAAATATGACAAATTCTACAATGAAAGTTTAGTTTATGCTTATATATGGTCAAATAATAATAGTTATGGAACAAACAGTTTACCATCAAATAGGGGTAACATTAATGGTCCTAGTTGGGTAAACGCATCTGTTAGAAATAACTATGATTATGGAGGAACAATAAATCCATGGCATTTATTGGGTAAACCATACTATCCAAGTACACCAAATTTAAAAGAACAATTAACAAGTCCGGGTTCTGGTTGGTCAATTATGGCTGCGGTTGTTGGTGCCACAGGTGCTAATGTTAATATTAATGTTTCCGGAACGGCCTTCGACGTCTCCACATTTAACACAACAACAAGAAGATTACCGAATGTTGTTGAGAGCGGAGGAGGAGAATTTACATATAATAAAAAAACAAAATCAGGATTAACTGAAATTAGAGATGGTGTTATCACTATTGTACCGGTATTTGATGGTCAATCAAAAAATTTAGATGTAATTAAAGAATGGTATAAAAGAAAAAGAGTTGGTGTGTTTTTCTGTGGTGGAGTTGTTAACTATTCATTTATTGATAACTGGTTAAATGGTATTTTATATTTCTTTAAATTTGATAAAAGAATTAGATGGGACGACGAAGCCACTTTAGATTTAAATCAAAGAAGTTCAAAATATCCAAGAGAATTGGTATTTTTTAATGTTTTAGATAAAGAATTTTATTATAGAGCAACACCATATAACCCAACAAGTGGATTTATAGGTCAAAAATATCTTGATATTTACGGGTCTCTAAAATATAGAGAAATTTTACATCCAACCACATTTTATGATGTTGGTGTTAGGGATGAATTTTTATTTGAGATTTGTCAAGACCCAAGAGTTGATGCAACCTGTTCGGTTGTTAGAGATATTAATGCAACATCTTATCAAGATCCAGCAAATATTGTTGAATATGCAATTAACTATAGATTAGACACAAACAACGGTAATTTTGATGTGGGTGATTTTTTCACTGGAACAGGAATGGGAACTAACGTGAATGTATTTGATGGTGACATCACACAACTAATGTCAATAAATTGTGAGGCAGGAATTGAAGCTTTTGATTTAGATAGTCCACATTATTTCTTTTACAATGGAGAAATAATGGACCCTGAAGACCCTACGTTAGTTGATTATTTTACTGATGGAAATGGTAATTATGGCCCGACCCCAATAGATTTTAAACTAGATAATAATGGAGCTTTTATTAGACAATGTTTAAATTTTAGATTAGGGGATTACACACAAAAAGTACCATTTTATTTATGGGATAAACAAGGATATGGAGATGTGGGATTTGGGTCGTTTGATTCAAATTTGTTAGATGACCAACAATGGGATAAAACAGTAATTGCCGTCCAACCATTACAAAGATTACATTCAATTTCAGGAATGATAACTTCGGGTAAATTTTCAACTGAAAATACCACAAACTATGTTATGGCGGATGGGGAAGAAGAATATCTTTTAAAACCAATCACTAAAGACCATCCTGGTTATGTCTTTGATGGTGACTATGCCGATATGTTAGAGAGATTTGAAAACATTAGTTTTTCGGCACCAAGTGGTTCTGCAGTTGGTTATGTTGAGGGAGACGTATGGTTACAAGTTACGTCAGGTACAAAGAAAAATCCGTTAGGTGGTAACATATATGTTGTGGTAGATGAGACTTGGACTTTAGAATCAAATCAATATGTTTCTGGTTCTAAAGAAACATTTTTATTCCAAACAAAAAATAACTACACAGGAACTAAACAAGTTTTATCAACTCCGTTTTTATTTTATTTTGGTCTAAGACCAGATAAAACATCTTTGGATACGTTAATAAAATATTATGGTCCTAAGGGTGCATTCCCATCAACAGACACATGTGTAAATATCGATGTTATAAATGGTCCAGCAGTAACACTAACACCAACACCAACACCAACACCAACCACTACGATTGGAGGTACACCAGTTGGAACTCCGGCACCAACCCCTGGAACATCTCCAACCGCAACACCATATTATAGATATTACAAATTACAAAGGTGTTCCGATAATGAAATTTTCTATTCAATAAAATATATTAATGACACATTTGATTACGGACAACGAGTTTACTCTAGTTCTCAAGATATTTCATATGTGATTACCGATAAGTTAAATGCAACATTAACTCCGGGAACTACTGGTGCAATACCGGATAATATTAGTTCGTATAGTTTATTACAAATCACCAGATCATTTGATATTAATTCATTAGAACCATTATCTGGTTGTCCAGACACGGGTGTATCAACACCTAATTACACTAGAATAACATTAATACGTGGAGGTACAAATACTTGGTATAATGGAACATATGCTAAACAACAACTTTGTGGTAAAAACCCAATATCAGCATATAATTATGTACAAGGAGAAACCGATGGAGGTAATATCTTCACCAAATTTATTAATTATATACCTGCAAGTATGACACCATCAACAACATATAATGTATGGGACGAAGAAGATAGATTTACACCATTTAATGGAGGCAATCATAACTATGGAGTTATGATACCTGAATCTGCAGCAACAATTACACATATTGTTGAGGTTTCATCAAGTGGACTAATAAATAACTGGCGTAGTTGTACGTAGTAAAAAAATATAAAATTGGAAGAGAATAAAAAAATAGTATTACCAAGTAAAAAGTTCGCCAACGCTCCTGACGAAGAATTAGATTTAAAATTAAATCTTGATACTTCAGAATCTTTGCTACGAATTGGTGAAAGGGATATTGTATTAGATGTTGCCAAGTTATATTCTAAAGAAAGAAACGACTCCATTAATTATAAAATTTACGGTAAATTAAAAATGGTTTTTCGTAATCTATATTGTGGAAACACGGATTATACTTATTTGAAGGATAGGTTATATTTGGTTGGAAATGGAACTACTACAGATCATACAGGTTTTTTACCGTATGATGAATTTGCGTTCATGAGACGTGATGTTTATAGAGAGATTAATACTTCAGAAACAAGAGATACCGTACCTACATTATTTACAAAAAACATATCTTATACTGGTCCAACTTCTCACACAACTATAACGCCAATTAATGCTCCATACCAAAATTGGAATTTATATTTAAGTTATGTTTATAGTGGAGATACTAATTTCCCGATGAAATATAGTTTAACAGGTAACACATATAGTGAATTTACCGCTAATGATGGAATTCCATTTAGAGTAACATACACCGGCGGAACATATTACGAACTAACAAGTCCTGTTGAACATGGAATGACTTCTGGTGATTATATTGTCTTATCTGGCGGAACATTTACAGGTAACGCATCGGGAAGAACATATTCAATCACAAGTGTTGGAAATGAAATCTATGGTTCAGAAAAATATGTTGTTAATATTCTTAAATCACAAATACCTAAAACTAATATTTTTAATACCATCATGTTTGGTAAGAGATGCTTGGATATAAATAACATATCGGCATCAACATCAACCTATTATGTACATAAACATAAAACATTAACAGATGTTAATGGATACATTTTAGATAAAGTCGGATTTGAAACTCCAATATGGGAAGATGAAAAGAAATTAGTTTTTGAAAATTTTTCAGGCGCTAATGATGTGTTGGTTGAAAGAAATAGAATGGAATCGGTTTTATATGATTTTAAAGAACCATTTAAATTAAGTGGGTTATCAAACAATTTAGGATTTACACCAACGGAAGTTTATGTAACCGCATTGTTTAGAAATGGAAATGGATATTTTAATTATCCACCAAAAGTTGGTTACAAATTTAATTTTCATGACACTTGGATTGACCGTCAATTTAGTGGAACAACATCAAATGAAACAGGTTTAAGTGGAACAACATTTACAAGAGATTCTTTCACATTTACCAGTGGAAATACAATTCCTATTGATACGATATTAAATGGAGCCTTTGTTGAATATAATCCAAAGGAGATGAAAGAAAGAATTGTAAGTGAATCTTTTCATAAAATAACAAATCCAACAACAATTTTTGACCATAGTCAAACCGTAGGGTCATTAAACGCATCGTCTGATAATTTAGAGGGATTAATATATCAACCACATTACAGAGTTAAATTAAGGGAGTTGTCTCCATATGTTGAAACCGCAACAACCAATGATATTTTTAATTTACCCGAAAACACAAATTATGATGCAGATGAAAATGTTTGGAGATGGAGAGACATATATGACCACGGTTATGTTGACCAAGATGGTTACGGCACTAATTTTCCATTTGTAAATGGTACTCATTATGTTAGAACAAATATTAATTTCTATTTAAGAAATGAAAGATATTATACAAATAAACAAGATGGAGTT